ACATTGTTTCTTGTAGGTTTTCGTTTCTATATTGCCCTGCATTATTAAAAACAGTATTCTCACGGAACTGTTCTTCCATGTTAGCTAGTTCATTAGCATAATTAGCTAACGCTTCCGCTGGAGAATTGTATTGTGTAGCTTCGTTCCATGAGTAGTTGCTTGCTTGATATAATTTGTCGTAGTATTCAAGTAAAGGAAAATACTCTTGGTCGGGGTTATCATGTTGACGCTGTAGTGCCCCTGCTAATCCGGGGTTGTCAGCAACTTTAATACCATAAGCGTACTCAGGTAGTGTCCACTCTTCTGTAGGCGTAGGCGTAGGCGTAGGCGTTGGCGTAGGCTTAGGCTTAGGCGTAGGTACAGGTATACCTTTTGGAGGATTAACTGAATCATCAAAAGGGTCTTTAGGCTTAGGCTTAGGATTAGGTGCAGGATCAGAAATTGTTTGCTTTGGGGGTGCAACAATAGGTTCAGGCTGTGGCTTAGGGCTAGGCTTTGGCTTTGGTTTAGGTGTAGGTACAGGTATACCTTTTGGAGGATTAACTGAATCATCAAAAGGGTCTTTAGGCTTTGGCTTGCCTTTCCCACCAAAATCAGATAAATCAATACCAGATAAATCAATACCAGAAAAATTAAAATTAGAGAAGTTAAAATTACTCATAGCTACGTAATCTCTAAGATGCTTGCTACAACGTGTAACCTGTTAGCAGTAGCCGCAGTTACTTTTAGTATCTCAGTAGGTTGTAATACTAGGGGGGCAGTTAATAATTCTACAGTAGCATTAGCGCCAATAGCTTTTGTCTTAAACAAGCTAAACACCGAACTACCATTAGTTACAGTAACAGTGATTGTATCCGCATTACCAGAGTCTTCAGAGACTAATATAGACTTAACAATGCCTGTAGTTAGGCCAACCGCTGTGTACAGCGTAGTTACACTAGTAGCAGTTAGGTCGAGTTTTGCATTTACGTAGGTATTAGCCATTAGCTCATAAACCAAGTAGAGGCTTCGGCTTGCTGATTATACGTAGCATTGCGAAGCGCGTTGTCTAACTGATTAAAGTAGATACGTAGTATCTTGTTAAACTCTTCAAATTCTTGTGCAGTATACTCTTCTGGAGGGTACGGCAGAGCGGGCGCACGAAAGAGTACATTATATCTGGTTTGGTCTACAGCCATTATCGTCTACCATCAGGTCGCATATCAATTCGGGGAGAACCCAACTGCCAAGTTACTCCTTCGGCGCTAGACTCTATTTTCATAGCTATTTGACGGCCTCGTACACGAGTATATACTTCGCCTGTAAACTTCTCTACAGGTGTTACAGCAGTTCTAGTAATAGCGCCAGTGTTTGATCCACCCTCAGACAACGGGTTGTTATACCCTGAACCAGAATTAGCTAGAGGTAACAAAGACATAGTAGCACTAGGGGAGTTTACTAGAGACCCATCAAAAGTAATGTCTGGTATTAACCGATGGACGAACATAAACTGGTGCCCATCATCAAGATCAAACTGAGCAGACTCTATAAAGGCAGCAATAGGAGCTGTAGTACCTGTCTCATTGTCATCAACACCTTCTTCATGGTCAACTAGATTAAAGGTATAAGTAGCTGCTAAGGGGTTGTTTCTAAGTCCAGAGTCTAACCAAGCAGAGCGAGACAAGGTGCCGTAGTACCATACATCTTCTAGGTAGTTATACACCACATACTTGTTTGCTACTGTAGAGCTGCTAGAGCAGTAGAACCACCATACTTCGTGATATGACTCTATCGTGCCAGCAAATACCTGTGGGTACTGAGTAACATTAAAGTCGTTAAATATAAACTTACGTAAGTCACATCGTAAAGGCTTGGTACGTCCATCGTACATATAGAACTTGTCCCTACCCATCCAGTAAGCTACACCGTTTGCATAGGCTACAGCATTTTGTGACGCTATAGATATGTTCTCACCTACTAACTGAGCAGTCCACACAGCGGGTGCGCCTACATACTGCAATGCGTACACAGCGGAATCCGTCCATACTAGTACTTCTTGACGCGATTGCTTTGCAGCAATAATGTTGGTGCCGTTAGATAGTATTAAGTCACCTGCCTGATTAGTAGCGGAAGGTGTCCAGTTTGTAGCGTCTTCTTGGTCTGACCACCGTATGAGCATGGTGTTTAGGGCAGATGAACCCAAATCGTTACACCCAAAACAAAATACAAACCTGCTTATGTCAGATACTAATGTTAGGTTTTGAATAGTAGGTACGTTAGATGCGCCACTTAAAGAAGCTAAAGTTACGCCCCTTTGATTTAGGTTGTTTACCGCAGATGCATCCCAGTAGAATAACGTGCCTCCACGAGGGCCAAATATAAGGTCTTCCCCAAAGTTAGCTTGGCTCCACTGACGTACTTCTTCTACGGACTCAGTTCCTACGTTCCAAGCCCCAGAACCCCAAGAAGATGCGCCCCAACCTGTTAGAGGAATAGCAAACGCAGGCCCGACATTTATCTGATATGCCGCAGTAACTGAACTACCACCACCTGTAGCGCCACTTGTAGCATTTGAACTAGCAACAATAATGTAAGAAGTTGAGGTAGCAAAGCCATCAATTTGAAACTCGCCATTTAAGTCTAACCCACCTACAGCAGTCCCACCGCTAAAAGTAACATAGTCACCTACACTATACCCACCAGTAGCATCTGTAACAGTAACATTAGGGGAGCCAGAAACAGTAACAAACGGATTACTACCGAGAGTAGCCGCTGTCTTACGTAAAGGAGTTATGTCGTAGTAGCCTCCACCGTTCTCAATGTAAAACTTGAGGTTTGTGCCTAGACCTACTAAGTTCTGACTGCCTAGTGTTACCCAGTTCCATATAGATCGACATACACCCAAGAACACTGCGTCAGATATACGCTGCCACCCACCAATCTTTTCCGGCGTACCTTGACGAAACCGCACCTTATCACATTCGTACCAACCACCTTCGTTAGTATATCTAGTGTTTTCGCGGTTAACGCCTGCTTTCAGTGCTAGTTTTTTGAGCGGCATAATCTTTTCCTAGTAACACCAACACATCTGTTCAGTCTTACGCGTGTCTACGTGTACAAAAGTTTTAGCGACACCTACAGACATTCCCATAGCTGATGCATGTTTTACAACGGCTAGGCGTTGTGCGCCTCCAGAGACTTTAATATCAGCCGCGATACCTTGCGTATGAGTGCCACCCTTTGATTTCTTGGCTTCGATGCTATGCGTTAATGCCCGAAACCCACTAGTAATTACAAACGGAAAACCACAAGCTGCACGTAAATGGTCTAAGCCTTTTATAAACTCAACGTCCATCTCGTTTTCGCCTGTCTCTTGGCAATCAAAATCTTCTATCTTAAAGTACTTAAACTGTTCCATTACTTTTCCTTTGCTACCGCGTTCTTTTTTTCGTATGAACGCATGGCCCCCATGCCTAACATGCCCATTAGGACAGGCGTTAATAGAGAGGGGTCAACTGTTGGAACTTCAAACCAGATAGAAAGTATCTGAGATATAATTACATTATAGGCAAGACCCACACCGCACGTCCAGCCGACGAAGGGTCGCCATCCACCGATAAACAGAGAGCCAGACTGGGCTTCAGCCTTGTTTAACTCGATCTGTGCTAACGCATTATCAGCCGCTGCTTTGTCGCTCATGGTAGCAATTTCATGCGCCAGAGCGTTCTTTTGATCTTTATCTTCTATGAACTTGTCAAGAAGTCCCGTTACTGGGCCGATTAAAGAAGCTACGATACTCATTACAATACCCTATCGAGTAAGGCAGAGCCTAGTATTAACGGGTACATACTCCAAAGCATGAGTTCCGCTTTCTTAAACTTTGCAGAGCCACTGTCTAACTGCTTCTCTATATTAGCATACCGGACACTACATTCTTTCTCGTGTCCCTCAAGACGGATTAGGACTTCCTTTGCAGTAGCCACTAGGCTTCTTCAACTTCTTCTTCGACTACCTCAACACTGGCTTTAATAGCG